GGATAGTATATGAAGTTCTAAAACAATTTTACTTTTGCTTTAAGACGCTTTCCCAATTTTGCTAAAAACTTGTCTTTTAGCCATAAAAACGGATTCTTTATTTACAGAAATAAGAGTTAGTGGGGGCATAGTCTGCGCCCCGGGACTCGCATTACGCCGGAGCAGTTTAATCTGCAAAGTTTCCACCACACTGGTTCTTTCGAGCTAAGAGGTCCAGCACTTTTTTACTCTAAAAACGGATTCTTCCAAATGCTATTAAGAGACAATAGGGGTATAGTGCAAGAACCCTCATCGTAAAAAATGGAGAGCACACAGTGTGGTGAACATACTGAAACCTACACACAATAGTGTTTAGTCAAAAACAGACGTTTTTGCTTAAAACGGAATCAATCAGAATCATATTCTTTATAACAAATGTCAGACGACGACTTCTGGGAGCCAGCAATGCCAGGCTACGAGTGGAACGAAGCCAAGCAGTGCTATGAAGCAGACCCGGACAACATCCTGGTAAGGCTAACCAAGGAACAACATGCTCGTCTAAGAGAACTTTACAGAAACAAGGAACAGCAAAAGAGAATTGATAACGCCTTTCACGCTTCATATCGATTACTCGACAAGGAAGCCAAGGCAAAGATTAACTATGAGCTAATCTCACAGCTACACGAGACAAACCGCATAAAAGCATTCGATGCTTATATTGAGTTTGTATCATCGTGGCACGGTCTGTGCGAAGTTTACGATGGCAGATAAGAAAACGGATAGATAATTTTATATATCTTTTTCAATAACAACAATGTCCAACTCCCACGACATAGACGGCTGGTATGCAAATTACGTCGCCAATCTAGAGGCGGAACAATACGAAGGAGAAAACGGCTATGACACCATGATGCGTGAAGCACTGGAGTCAATGACAACAGAAGAGTTCAATGCAATACGCCTCCTGAACAACGCCATGAAGGAGTCCAAGAGGAAATACAGCCAACCAGGGCTAACCAAAGAACAGTATGATGCTTTACTTGCAGATTACATGTCCAAACTGACAGCATACAGGGCAGCAACAGCAAAGTGGCCTATCCTTGATGATGGCTTCTAGAAGTTGCCAAAACGGATTTTTCCATGCTATTCAAACAGTCTTTCGGGTTATACGTGCCCTGAGACATTGAGCTCTAAATTCGTTGGGAAGTTCACCCACATAAACTGGACTCTTCTCTCTGACAGAGGGATGTGATATGGGAGACCGACTTGGGTGCACGTTTAGTGCCGACTTATCTGTCTCTAAGGGCTCCGGGTGCAATATCCTGGAAGATCCCGAATGGGCGGACAGCGATCAATTTCTGCTGCCCTATAAGACGACACGACTACGAGAGGGGTGAATGAGGTCCCGATTACCAAGAGGCTTGGTTGAATCGGGGAATCCGGAGGTGTTGATTAGAAAAATACGCGTTACCAACAACGCGTGGTACAACAGTATTGGCGCGGTAGGGGCCTTTTTCACTGTAACCAATTTTTACGTTACACACCCATTAATGATAAGGATGATCGTAACATTTTCAGTTTCTGAAGTTAAGGAACTTTTTACAACCTATGATTACAAGCAACTAATCAAGGCAGTAGAAAAACACTTCAATGAGAATGCCGAATATCAGGGTGTCCATGTAACTACTACAGCATACTATAATCCAGAACAAAATGAAGGAATTCTGCTTGCTCCCAATGTTAATGAGTATGTTTACGTATCAGATTTACAGATTGCATATGGAAGCGATTTTATCACTGTGAAATTTAAATATCAATGATATCCAGGATTATTGCATTTTTCAAATCATTATTCTACATAAAAATATTTGAAGAACCGGATGCATTAGACGATCCTAAAAAATTGAGAATCAAGATTCCAAAATGCACTTTTATTGCATGTGCATTATGCAAGAATTATTACATCAAAGAACACAGCCTTTATTGCACTTGTTTAAAGAAGAATGAAGACAGCTTGTAAAAACGAATCAAATCAAATCCAGATTTATTATCAACAACAAGATGGAGCTAAGCCTTGCAATGCGCAATGCGCGCGAGAGGCATGGCCCCTGTATGGGCATTGATCTGCCCCTGGGGTGTGACATATACCCCAGACACAAGAACACCCCCTACTTCTTTGTTGAAGCCCCAAACGAGGCATCAGCAAAGGATAGCGGTAAATACCGCCACATGAGGGTGGCAGCAATGGGCAACTTCATTGACTACATCAACCGCACATACTACGCCACTTTTCAAGAGTGGCTAGCAAGCATTCCCAACATCCAAGAGTCTGACATCCGCTTCGGGTTTCAGCGCTGGGACGGGAGGGAAAACTCCGTGAGTTTGGCCTACGCCATATCTCGCATTCAGCCAGAGCAGCGGGTAGAGATACCCGTAATGCGCGCACTGCCACCACTACCACCAGATGACGAAGAGCTCGATGAGCTCGCTGTCATGTTGAGAAACCAGGGCCTTGGCGTTAACGACGTCATGGTCCGAGACTTCATCCCTGCAAAGATGTGGATGTCAATGCATAAGTGAGAAATCACTCATTTTTATAATTCAGTTCCCTTCAATTGTTTGAACACAATAAAACTATCCTTTAATTTTGGTAACACTTCTTGTAACTCTGCATAGCACGGGTGCTCACCTAAGAACTCTGGGACAAATTTCATCAAGAATGCCTTTATTTTCAAAAATACCGAATGAGATGGACGATAGTAATAATCTAACAACAACCGCTTTATTTCTGGTCTTTCTACCTTAAATAAAATTCCAAAATCTAAATACTCCCTCTGAACTAAAATTTTAGAGTTGTGAGTTTTGAGCCAATTGTATACATATGTGTTCAAGAAGTATTCATCCATTCCATAAGGAAAGTCTGAACGAGGTTTACGAGTATTTGAAGCATTTATTTCTTCTATTTTTTCATTAAATTTACCAGCACTTACTCTGTTCAAAAATAACGTCAGCAATGCACGAGGAAATTGAATCCTGGAGATAAATCTTCCAGCAAGGATAGTATTCTTTGTTCCCCACACCTTCCGGTCGTAGCAGATATATGTTGATATCATAAAATCAATGCCTTGTTCTCCAACCATAGTATACAACTTCTTATCAAGATATCTTGATGGAATATCAATATCAGAACACCACACCGTATCCAGGTCTTCAAAGATAGGCAAAAATCGCACCAATGTCCCAAACATTCCTACATGACCTTTGCCTTCCCTAAACTGAGGACAATTGAAATGCAAAACAGTTACTCTTGGATTATCTTTAGCTGCCTCAAGCACAATATCCTTTGCTGTATCATCCGTATAAACACGAACTTCAAAGGTTTTTAAGTGGTCAGTTTGCATAAGAAATCGTTTAAAGTCACCAACATATTGGTTAAAAATACGATATGAGTCTCCTGTAGTAAATAAACAACAAGTTAAAACATTTCTGGAAATCTTTCCCTGTTTTAATGTCGTGATCTCAATTTGAGACATACTTATTACTATTAAAGATCTTTTCCATCTATGATAACTGTTATGAATGATTGCCTTTTAAGCAAAGGAAGAACCTCCTTAAGTTCCTTAAAACATTGCTCATTTTTAAAATCTTCCCTGGGAGTTCCATTCTGTAATAACTTTTTAAGCTTTAAAAAATTCTCGTAACTTGGATTTAAATAATGTTTGTAAAAAATTGCATCGTCTTCTTTGGTTCGAACCATCTTAACTGCCATTAATCGGTACTCTTTATCAATCATAATTCTGTAGTTATTATTCTTCATTGAGTTTGTCATATATCTATTCAAAAACAATTCGTCTATTCCGTATGGAACTTGAGATGGAGATTTCAAATAATTAGATCTATTTAATTTTTGAACTGTTTCATTTAATACACCATTTGAAAGGTTGTTTAAATAACGTGTTAACAATGCACGAGGAAATTGCGTCCTTGTGATGAACTTATTTCCAATAATATATGTTTTTGGACTCCAGGAATGTCGTTCATAACAGTTCTTAAAATTTGAAATGTAAACATCACAAGAGTTATCTTCTAATCTTTTCACAACTTCACGATCAAAATAATGTCCTGGAAGATCTATGTCAGAACACCACGCAACATCTAAGTCTTCAAAATGTGGTAAGAATCGAACGAACATACCAAATACTCCAATGTGCCCTTTACCTTCCCGAAATTGTGGACAATCATAATGCAAAACACTTACGCGGGGATAATTCTTAGAAACTTGTAATGCAACATCTTTGCCTGTATCGTCCGTATATATACGAACTTCAAAATCTGGAAGCCGCCTCTGTGTATGACCTAAGAATTGTTGTAATGAAATGGTATATTTATCAAATGAACGATATGCTGTTTGCATGGTAAAGTAACAGCAAGATATTACATTCCTGGAAATTTTTCCCTGTTTCAACACAGTGATCTCAATCTGAGACATACTTATTTAAGTTACCGAATAAAAATGGATTTGATATGCTTTACCTTACATAAGGTAACACCATGGAGTATCGCCTTGCCTACATTGCTGTGCTAACTGCACAGATGGAAGAACACATGCGTCAAGCATGGATATTGTGCCAGCTTCTACAGCAAGAACTGGGACCACAGGCTGCAAGACCAGCTGCAGAGGAAGAGATGGAGTTACCTCCTATTGACCTCTCATTCCTGGACTAAAACGGATTTATCCAAACAAACTAGATTTTTACAAAAGATGAACAAGAGCGAGCAAAGATTTCTCACCCTTGTTCGTTCAAACTCAATGCGGTCATTCTTAGCAGCTCACAGAGTCCTTGACGATATCAGCACACCCGTGCTGGTCATCGCAGCATCAGAACTTGCCAGTAGAGCAAGATACCTGTTCATCACGGACACACCAGAAAAAGCAGACAATGCCAATCAGATAGCAAGCCAGATTGTAGGGGTTCTTCGTTCAAGAAAGGAAGATGTCTCTGCACTCAATGCAAAGCTTGACAGCAATGCAATAATGTTTTAAAAGACATCATTTTTAAATATTATATCTCATAAATGAAGCTGCTAATTATAATAATAAGTCACAGTTTTGATCCAGAGTGGTGCGACAATATAAAACAACTAAATGAATGCATTAAAAATAATACATTAGAAATCGACTATTGTGGTATATCTAACCAGAATGATTTTCATAATTACGAACCCATTATAGATTTTAAATATAAGATGGTCAATTCTAAAAGACAACTTAGCAAAATATGTGATTTTATCACAGAATATAAACCCCAATTAAACTATGATTGGTATATGAAGATTCGGCCAGATGTAAGATTATTAAGTAACATTATGTTTCAAACGCTTTCTAAAAATGCTATAAATGCCAGGGCTAGAATCTATAATGGACCAAGAACGATTAGGTATGGTATGTCTGTAAATGGTAAAGGTCCTTTCAAAAATGCAGGAGGTTGTTATCATTCTAGGTATGAACATAATATTATACTCGATGACCAAGTTTATATTTTTGATAATAATGTAGTTGAAAATAATGCATTTGACAAATTTCTGGAACCTTTATTTCCAGAGCAAGAATTGCAACATGCGCAACTATTTAATAAGCGTAAAATTCGATTTAATGTAATTGGTATTAACTTATGTTTTGTGAAGTATAATGCCTTTTCTGGACATATAAACATGGAATAGAAAAGTGTTTAATTTTTAACCTAAAGCAATACAAATGAGTAGCTATAAGTCTACCAACTTCAACAAGGCTATAGATGACGTAAACAAACTCAAACTACACAACAACCAGGTAAAGCAATGGTATCTCAAAAACTTCTGTTCTTCTGGTAAAACTCTTCTTGATGTTGGTGTTGGAAGACTAAATGATATGAAGATATGGAAAACATTAGACTTTGAAAAATTTATCGGTATTGAACCAAGCTCAGACTCATTAAATATCGCTAAAACCAGGATTGAAGGAGACATATCTTTGCATCAAGGTTCTGCACAAGATGATTGGGGACCTTTTCTAGGACGTCGCAAGGCTTCACATATCCTTTTTAACTGGACATTCCATTACGGTAACACAACCGAAGAAGACCTTAACAAAGTTTTAGCAAATATCCAAAAGTATTCAGCTGCTCATTCACGCATATGTATGCTTGCAATGGATGGTGATCAAATTTTTAATAAACTTAAAACAGAAAATTCGTTTACGTATGGCCACTTCTCTGTAACAAAGGGGTCATATCAGGAACAAACGCCCAAACTATTTGGGCAAGATGTTATAATCAAATTTGAAGGCGTGTATGGATTAGAAGAAGGCGTCAAGGAGTTCATTGTTCCTCTCAATAAACTTATTCAAGCAATGGATTCCATCGGGTTCAGATTGCTTTACAGATTTAACTTTCTGGACATATACGACTCTGCAAGAGCCAAGCTCTCTCCAATTACTGAAAAGATTTCAGGACTATACAATGGTTTAGTCTTCGAAACAAAACCAGATTTGATGTCACTACCAAACATACTCAGCCTCTCAGACAATGTATATACCAGGAAGGCTCCCGAAAAGTATATGAAGCCATGGTTTCCTCAACAAGATGAAATGGAATACATGCGCTTAACATCCTATTTCATACCAAATCCAACACTCTATATAGCTATCTATAAAGATGTAACACCAAATCCAGAAACGTTGCATTCACTTTATGCATTAGAACAAAAGTCATTCAGCACATTCATGAAGTTCCTACCAGGCAAAGAAGTCAATAGTTTGCTATATGAGTTTAATATAGACAAACGTGTTTCAGAACAGAAGTTGTATTGCTTGCGCATTTTCGTGTTACACAAATCTGGAAATTTTCCGTCAGATCCTGCTATTATCCCAATTACTGTAACTTCTAATGTGCCAGAATTTTTAGGGTCCTTCACAAGCAAAGAACATGACAAAATATTACATTACCAGGACTTAGAAATGGTAAAAAAACTTCATAAGACAAGACCTTTTCACGGAGGAGGATGGGAAGTATCAGAATCGTCACTCCCAAAAGAAAGCTCAATGCCAAAGGCATGGGAAGTTCTCAGTAACCTAACACCAAAAGAAAGATATGTTTCTTTAATTTTTAGTGGAAGTATCCTAGAAATATTAGGAACAACTGTTGCAGCTGATCTTGATATCATAGCATGGAATCCGGATAACAAAGATGTGTTTCTTCAATCTGACGTAGATGTTAGCTTATGGAACGGTAAAGAATACATAACAAACGATGGAACAGCAAAAGAATATACTACTAATTGGTTTAATTCAGAATACCCTGCTTTATATGGAGCACAAAGCATGGAAGAAACAATCTTTGATCCCAGGTTCCATTTCTACTGGAAAGGCTTAAAGTTTATTTCACTTGATGCTGTTATCAAACGTCTAATAAAACGATCAAGTCCAAGTGGTTATGTTGATCTACTAATTCTGCAAAAAATAGGAGTTCCAATACCGTTTCCAATCGCCGTCCCAGCCACTGCAATACGGCAAGGAAAGGAATATAATTATACTACAAATTCTGGACAACAACAACTACTCAAAACCATTCAGTTCTATTTGAAATCCTGGCATAACCAAACAGTATCAACACAATATCTACAAAAAAAACTTATACTTCCTCAAATTGGTGGTTTTAAATCAAGCCACAGTCTAGAAACAATGTTCCAAGAGAAGGACGGCGTAGACTACGAACAATTAAAAATGACTCCAGAAGGTGAGTATAGCATAACCAGGCGGGCAGATGGCAAACGACTGCTTCAAAGGTTAACTTCAATTATCGGTTCTCTCAGTAATAAACATGTTACAGATCTTACAGGAAATGTAGGAGGTGATGCCATCCTTTTTGGATTACACTGTAAAACTGTCGATGCAATTGAAATGGATAAGGAGAACTTCGAAGCATTAGAAAATAACGTAAAAGTATTTGGATTAGATAATGTAACTCTACACTTCGGGGATTCCACTAAAGTGTACAACTGGTATACTGATATTTTATACATTGATCCTCCATGGGGAGGACCCGACTACAAGGAGAAAACAAATCTGGATTTATTCTTAGGCGAGCAGAGACTTGATATATTTATCAAAGATATCCTTAAAGAGTTTTGGAGACCAAATTATATTGTGCTTAAACTTCCTAGAAATTACAATTTTAGTCGCCTTAACATGAACTTACTAAATAACGTTAAGAAGTTACATAAGTTTTCTATTAGAACCTTTAATTGCATTGTCTTGGAAGTTTCATAGATTAAAACGGATTTTTCATATTCAAAGCTTTTCTTAGTAAAAAATACAATGCAGTGTGTTGGCGTGAAAAAGGACGGCGTTCGCTGTGCCGTGATGGTAGTTGGGGAAGCCCAGCACATGCGGTGCAAGACGCACATGACCACCCTGAACAAGGTTGGCCCAAACCAAATCCGCCGCGACGAGCTAAAGTATGCTCACGGAAGGATGGTAACAACCATCTACAACCGCTTCACCGAGCTCTTTAATAGAGCCGATGTTGACCCACAAGAGTATGCACGCCAAATACGCATCCGCGATGCAAGTGTCCGCGAGGAGGAAATCAGATACCAGCTAGAGCTTCACGGCCTAGAGGAGACGATAACTCAGGAGACTGAGGCAAACAATGGCGCCAACGCTGATATTCCGTTCATTGAGCGGCAGAATGAGCGCAGGCGCATTGCGCGAGAGGCCGCTATGGACCGCTGGAGACGGCGCAATCTAGGGTGGCAGCAACGCAACCAAGCAATGGCAGCAATACACCACCAGCCCGCACCCGCGGGTGGTGGTCAGCTAGCACAACTGGCAAATGACAACCAGAACGTCCACACAGCTGTGGTCGTGCAAAAAGTCAAGGAGACCGTGCAAAAGGTCCTCCAAATACCAGTGCCTCCCGAGTATCAGACGGAGACACTGAAGACCTCAGGTGAAATTATCCTGGAGTGCGGGCTGTCCAAGCAGGCAGCCTGGCAAATGATGGCAAAATACTGCCATGATGATGACATATACGACTTGGGTCACGGCATTTATGGCCGCGTGCTCAACTCTGTGTGGCAATATATCAAGGCGTCTCCTGACTCTGCGGACCTGAAAAAGATCCTCAAGACAGAGATGCAAGACAACATAGGCATGTGCGCTCAGGGAAACCTCAGCCGCCTGTGCAACATCCTGTCCGGTTACCTGGACGGGATCAATATGGACGTCAAGTCCAAAAACGTGCTCCTGGCAGAACGTCTGGCACCGCTAGCACAGCTAGCAAATTACCACACGCGCATGGAGCAAGCCCGCGCTATCTTCGAGGAGTTACAAATTCCTGAGAATGACCGCGCAGCCTGGCTTGAGCCTCTGCAGGACGCATAGGGACAACAGTCCAATTTTTACATATCAATTACATCCCATTCATCTTTAATAGCATCAGGATTCCAACTATTAAATACAGATTGATGTCCAATAACAATTGCACTACGAACCTTCATCTGCCGCACAGTATCAATAGCAATCTGCATACGCTTAGCAGGTTCCTCGCCCACTTCATTCAAGATTTCCATAGCAAGACGATTGATAAATACCATTTTTGTAGATAAATAATCACCAATAGCCTTGCTTCGAGGATCAGTAGATTCCAACACAAAATCTACTACAATATCTCCCATGTTATCAAAATCACATAGGTTCACGTTCTCACTCTCAACCGCAATAAGGATAATAGGCATTTTATTATCCTTGTTACGTTTCTTACATGTAATTCCATTTTGGAAATGGATTGTATAAATATTAATGACCTAACAGTAAAAATGGAGACAACCTGCGATTGCTGCGACACACGCATCATCAATGAACAAAACTCCTACGAGTATGAACCCGACGGAATGCTGGTCTGCGAAGACTGCTACGAGATGCTTCTGAACGGCCCAACCGAAGAAGATGACCTAGACGACCTGATGTCAGAAATGACTATCTCTTAGGCGTATATGAAAAGAAATACTTCATAAATGCAGATGTCTGCTTATTTTTAGATAACTTATTATGCAAGACCGACTTCTTTCTCATTAAATCCGTAAGGTCTTCTTGCTTGCCCAGGCATGTAATAGGCGTCAATAACTTAAAACGACGCCTAGATGAATTATTAGCAATCTCCATCAACTTATGAGCCGTACAAACTAATCGCTGCCTAGACGTGTGTTCAACAAACTCCTTATCTGCATACAACATAGCAAAAAAGAAATTTAACAATGTCGGAATTGATGCAACCATCAAACCAGACGGTAACTTATGAAAGCTATGACACGCTATTGTTTCAAATACACGAACCAATAACTTGTTTCCATGAGTTATATCAGCATGAGCAGGAAGTAATTCACCATACTCTTCAAACTCACGCTTCTTTGCTTCTCCTCTTCCAAAAATAGAAATCAACTCCTTATTAATTCGGTCAAAGTTCTTAGGTTCAACTAACAAATCTAACGGCAACTTCCATTCATCTTTACCAGCCTGGATTGTACTTGCATTAAACCCCAGCAAAACAACTTCATTTTTCAGCAATAAATCTTCTAGCTTCTCACGAACTTCAGGTGTTGCATATTCTTCATTTACAGGATCATCAGATGTCGGACACACTACAGGATACTCTTCATTGATTAAGCGAATTCGTTGATATATCTTCTTCCAGCGGTCTACATTTCCCATAGGACGAGATAACTCAAGATAGACAGACATACGCAAAAAGTTAGGAGGAACATATCGGACCTCATCCTTGACAATACTATCATTCCACAATTTCTCAAAGATAGGTTTTGACATGAAACTAACATCCGCTGCAGGGATATAATCTGCAAAAACCTTGAACGTTCCTAAATGAATACCAGGCTTTACCTGAATATTTACGATACCAGCCTTTGCTAGTTTATCAGCTATCATCTTAGAATGCTCTTGCGGGGTCTCAGAATAGAAGTCGTAATCAGGTATCTCTGTCGAGTAATCGTAAAACTGTTTTTCCTTTGGAAGCAAATTATTAAGTGCCGTCCCCCCATATCCTAACACACGATGTGTCTGCATAAATTTTTTAACAATCATCATCATCTTCTTAATAATTTCCTGACCAGCTGCATTCTTCTTAATGATTTCATTAGCTTCATCGGCAGCTGCCTGAATCTCCTCCATTATATATTGAAAACGATTTCTTCCTTTTGTTTTATCTGCTGTCAATAAGAGGGATGCCAAAGAGACCATCACGTGAATCTGCAAAGGAGCGCAAAGGAAGCGCAGATTTGACCGATGATGATAGAAAGAAAAAGAAGGCCAATCGCAAAGCATCAGAAGATGTTGTGTGGGTAATTGATACCACACTTACTCCAGAAGATGATTCTGACGATTCTTCATATGAACCAGAACAAAATGAAGTGCCAGGATATGAGGAGTTTCTCAGACACATGCTGCAAAGTATGCCAGAAGAACCCAAACCAAAGCGAAGAGGTGTAGAATCCATCCTGAAGCTTACCAGCAAGGAATCTGCATACTTCAATAAGCTGACACCTGTAAAAAAGCGTGAACTAAATGAATACATGCTTCGAATCAAAAACTTCGGGGCTGAGTCCGAGATTCCTCTGAAATTTCAGATAATAAAGCTTCCTGTTTCTGAATATGTAAAGACAACTGTCCTAAAGAAAATATCAGCAATTGAAGATGATTCGGGTGAGTCATACAAACTTAAGAATTGGATTGATGCATTTCTTCGTATTCCATTTGGAAAGCATGTTCCTTTACCGGTTCAGCTTTCAGATGGCAAAGAAAAGTGCTCTCAGTTTATGAGAAATTCTAAGGCAGTCCTGGATAAGGCAGTTTATGGAATGCCTTCTGCTAAAACTCAAATCATGCAAGTTCTTGCCCAGTGGATTGCTAGTCCGCAATCAATCGGAAATGTTATCGCCTTACAAGGCCCAGCAGGTGTCGGCAAGACATCCATAGCAAGGAATGGTATCGCTCAAGCTCTTCATAGACCATTCGAGTTCTTCTCTCTAGGAGGAGCTTCAGATGTATCAACTTTTGTTGGTCATTCATACACATATGAGGGCTCTATGTGGGGTAGAATCGCTGACTCATTCATGCGTTCCAAATGCATGAACCCAGTGCTATACTTTGATGAACTTGATAAGATTTCTGGAACACCTCATGGAGAAGAGATTGCAAGTATGCTTATTCACCTAACAGACAGATCACAGAATACTCAGTTTCATGACAGGTACTTTGCAGGAATTGACTTTGACATTTCTCAGTGCCTGTTTGTCTTCTCATTCAATGACATCAGCCTGGTAAATCCTATTCTCAGAGATCGCATGCAAGTTATTCATTGCTCAGGTTACACAGCAAAGGAAAAACAATCAATCCTACAAGATTATGTCTGGCCCGATCTAATAAATCGCCTAAACTTTAAGAAGGAAGAAATACTTCTCACAGATGAAGCTTCCAAGTTTATCATATCTGAATACTCTTCTAAAGAAGAAGGCGTTCGCACACTAATCAGAACAGCAGAAGCAATAATTACTCGTCTGAATATGTTACGTATTGCAGATGAGGAAACCATGAAGGATTATAAGTTTTATATCAAACTAGAGTTTCCTCTAAAACTGAATGAAGAGATAATCAAAAAGCTTCTAGCAGAAACGCCAAAAGAACCCGAATCTTGGAGATCAATGTATTCTTAAGTACCAAGCGGGTTAGTAGGAAAGCCACCAGTGCACGCATTATCACAAGCTGCTTGACCAAACTGATATGTTTTTCTATTCTGATTGCTCTGAACAATGCTAAAGTTAACTGACATATCAAAACCAGTTCCTGTTGCATGACCAACGTGTTCGTTATATAATGTTACTTCCTTCTTGAGCTTCGTAATATCTGATGCAAACTGAGTAGCATAGATAGCACGAGGAATTCCTACACCTGGTACACCAGGAGCACTATTTGTTGCAGTAGGAACAAACCTGTATGCTGTATTCGAATTACGATACGTTGCATTTAATCCTTGTGAACTCATTTGCTTATTTAACAGTTAATATTTGATGGTATAAAAGGAACCTTAACTGGAGGACGAAGACCAGAAGTCAAAACATTATTGGGACGAGGCATAGGGAATACTGCATTACCAGAATAAGCAGATGTTAATGTATATCCTGCTAAAAATTGGTCATATGTTACTCCATTACTATCAACAACTGTTACAATCTTATCCCCAACAACAACATCGCAAACACCAGTAGTAGCTTTAAAATCAAGATATTGAAGCCGTGTTCCATTGCTGTATAAAACTCCAAGGTCTATATTTGGGTCACCACCATCTCCATTAATATCAATTATATTATTACTAACTCCACAAACTGCCCTTTGTCTGATAATTTCTGATGCTGCAACAGGTCTGGTTAACTTTGGTCTACTTGGCGAAATGGGTGTAACTGTCGTTCCTGATAAAGTAACTGGACTTATAGATTGCACATAATATTGGTCCTGAATAAGCGATCGTTTATAAAAAGAAGCCATTTAATAAAGATGAAAGATTTGTATTTATGTTCTTTATTCTTGCTTGTTGCCACTTTAGTATTTGTCTTTCATCGAAAGATTGAACATCTTACGGTGGAAGAAGTTGATGAAAAAACTACAAAGGCAACAGATAGACTAACAATAATAGAAGATGAATATGCAGCACTTAAAGCAAAGATAGATTCTCAAGAAGCCAGAATGAAAGCTGCATCTTCTCAGGCAACAGAAGCCCAGGCATTTTTAAATGTTCCTAATTAAACCAACTCTTATCAAAATATTCAGGAAATACTTGGTTTTCTTCTCCAGTAGGAGGAGCCTCACGAGCCCTACTCTGTATATCACTTGCACTCAATACCTGCGGATGATATTCTAAACGAACAATTCTACCTGCAAATCCTCCACCAGGTGAATTCAATACACTGCCTGCATTCTGCTTAGGTAGCTGAGTAAGTATATGATGAGCATACACTGTTCCATTAATATACACATCAACCGCTTCCTGGTTTACATTTATTCCAACATGCAACCACTTATTAGCTGGAACACCTATAACGGGTATGGTTTCCTGTGCACCAAATGTATCAACCTTTACAAGCAACGTGTTAGTATTCGAATCAATCACAAGTGCAGGACATGCTGTGCTCAAATCTGCCGATCCTTTTACAAATATTACTCTTGGCTCTCCAAACCGATACGCAAAGTCATCAATTCTTAACCAACCAGTATACGAAAACTCTATCCCATCAGGACGATTTACTGAAACTGGTAAAGGTTTTAAATATTGTTTGTCATCCTTACCATCCTTTATTCCGTCTACTATCACATAGTCAGATGTTGGTGTGCGCAAAAAGAAGTAACATGCTAATAAAATAGCTACCGTTATTACTATTGGTACGATCATTGTTTATTAGAACATATATTTTGATACTACTTCACCCTTTGTGTCATGAATTCCAAATGTTACCTTGTAATTTGATGACGTGCCAGGAACATTGCAGGGAACACCCGATCCATAAAATGATTGAGTATCAGATGGCACCAGCATCTTATCGTAGTGGTAAAACCCACACATCCAGCCAGAAAATCCACCATCAGTATTCAATGTCACACTACCAGATACTGGTTTAGGAACTCCAGATAAGAAACACGACTTTACCAACTTTCCATTCATGTATATATCCAAGTTACGAGTTGATACTGTTATGCCAACAGCTATCCAAGTCTGTAAAGGAATATTAGGAACCTCGCAAATATATACATCATCCGTTGAACCAGAATGCCCAGCAGGAGCAGGCTCAGTCTTCGAAGAATCAGAACTAGAAGGAAAGATTGATACACTTACCTTCATAGTATTATCAGTCGGGTGTAAGGTTACCATAGGATTCTTAATAGCAGAGTTAGTTGCATCAGAACGAAACATAACATTCTTCTCCTCACCATACTTGTAACTCCAATCAGTCACATACATCCAAAACTGATAGCCATACACTCCGTCTGGTCCATTGTCTGGAACAGATACAGTTGATACTTCTTTTGCATCTTTTGCAGTAGCCATCAAATTCTTATTATTCCACCAGGAGGATGCCGATTCAGTTTTTGCAACTGATGCTGGAACTATATCCATCGGCTTTCCATATGGCACTGTAATGCTACCAGGAACCTCACCAGGATACTGATAGTTTACTGCTAGACTCTCTCCGTCAGATGCATCTACAGTAGAATCTACTTGGATGTGTAGCTCGTTTCCAGAAACCTTGTCAATCACCTTCTGCTTAACATCCTTTGAACCAATCATTGCACTTGTAATGCTCAGATCCTTACCTCCTTTAGGAAGATCAACACTAGTTGGCATGCGATTCCTAATCCAAGGGTAAATATAGTAATATCCAAAATAAGCAAGCAAACTAAAAAGGAACAACCAACCAACTGTCTTAAATGCTGCCTGGTAACCAGACATACTTGCTAAAGCAGAATTGAGCTCACTACTCATGGAATCAATAGTAGCCTTAACCTTGTCTTCATACTGTTCAATGTCAGGTAGCTGAGCAGTTAACTTTGTAGAATCAAATATTGGAGCCTCAACAGTCGTAGGTGGTTTCGATGATGATCCTCCCATTTGTATGGAAACCCGAAGTAAAAAATGGACAGACTTAACTACAAGACTACTAAAATACCAATGTATTGCAATAATTGTGGAAAACGAGGACACGCATTTAGGTCGTGCACAGACCCAGTTATATCATACGGCATCATACTTATTGACAGCCCAATAATACCAGTAAAAACTCTTCCAAAAATCTTGATGGTTCGCAGGAAAGACAGTATGGCTTTTACCGAATTCCTCAGAGGCAAATATGAACTCGACAACATACCATACATAACAAATCTACTGTCAAATATGACCAAGTCCGAACACACATTCCTGGTAACATTATCTTTCGACGAACTCTGGACACTTCATTGGGGAGTTGGTCGCGACCATCACTCGAAAGAATTTGAAGTCTCCAAAGAAAAGTTTGGCAACCTTGTCATGGCAGAACTTGTAGCTGGCCTCGAAGGTTATAACGAATCCGAGTGGGGATTTCCTAAAGGAAGACGAGCACCACGAGAATCTGATATGGATTGTGCAATTAGAGAGTTTAGCGAAGAAACCAACATTCCAAGAGACTCATATGTTATCTGCAAAAATCTCCTTCTTACAGAAACATTTACTGGAACAAATGGAATCCCATATCGGCACGATTACTTTGTAGCTATGCTCCGAGATCCAGACTCTATCGACCTTCAACAAACTATGACAACAATGCAGAAGAAAGAAGTATCGGCAATCGAATGGAAGACTATAGAACAATGCAAAGAAATAACTCGACCCCACTACATTCAACGCTCAACCCTCCTGGAATCGTTTAAAAGAATCATACAGACGTTTGACCTACAAGACAATGTTGCTTTTAATCAATAATGCTTTCTGTCGTAGCAATAGGCTCGTTGTTTATCATACTTTGGATTTTTGGGGCTACTCTAGCAACCGTCATGACAACATTCCAATGTTCTAAAATGAACGGAATAACTTCAGTATACGAAGGGTTCATATGGTCTCTCTTCCCAAGCATCGTCTACATAGTAATGAAATTTTCACCATATGTATTGTCAATCTTCTCAGAAGGAACAAAATCAATACTCGGATGGACAGGAATGGCAGCAGACCAAGCTGGCTATGAACGATTAGGTATTACATATGCGTTAGTTCTTGCTGGGCTTATCGTTACAACTCGTATGGTTCATACGGTAGAAGTTGCAGTTTGTAAACCAGATGTTGCAGAACTTGCCAAATTCCAGGAAGATCTCATGAAATCACTAAAAGAAAAGCAAGAAGCAAATAAACCTACCTCTTAAATAATGGAGGAAATTCCGTATAGGAATACCAAATTGTTATTACAAACTATACCAAAAGGAACCTTGCTATTCCGTTTGGTAAAGCGACCATTAGATGATACAAGAGGAGTTCTCCTGGATGATGGAACTCGTTGTATCATTCCCAACTATAACGTATTTTTCTATCCAAATCCTTTTGCTGTAAAATTAGCCTTAGGTAAATGGCTAAAAGATGAACACAAAGGAGATTATATGCATATATACACTCTTATTCATGATATCAAAGTTCTAAAATTGATAAAACCTTCCAAATATTCTAGGGGACACAAAGGAACTAAACGAAACTTTATCAAAACATGCTCGGCAGTTCCTAAAGGATGCATGCCTCAATCCTTATCAACATATGACCCATGCTTAAGCGATACAATTATCAGTAAGTATCCGGAAGTTGTCGGTATTATGGGTATCCCTGCATCTGATTCCAGAGATCTAAGAAAGTCTCTCAAGAAAACTTCCAAACGAATCAAGAACTTCTTTAAGATGACCGAAGATTCTGCTGGTAACAAAGGAATTCCAGAATTGGTATTACATCCTTTGGTAAAGCGTCCATCACAGCAAATAATAGTCAAGGATACAGATATCCTCGAGAACAACTACAAACTTCTTACTAAAATTGATATTAATAATGAAGCGAAATTACTGAAATTTATGGATCAACATGCAGTATACAATCCTGTTACTTTCTACTACAATTATACTGAATAATTAGAAGCATAGGATACCCCTATCCTGGACAAGGCTGCAAATAGTATAGTCCACCACCAAACAGGAAACACGGTCGACCCTCTCTTTTGAACACCAAACGGTTTAATACTGCCATTAGGACCAAAGGCAATACTAGGCTTGATATACAAAAATACAGCAAACATCATCAGAAATGCTGAAACCGTCCAGATTAAGTGGTTTCTTCGGAATAACTCTCCCATTATCAATTCCCTCCCAAAAATAAGTGAGTCATGTCATCCTACATTTTACCAGATCGGAAGGCATTCGCCGATTCTGTCACTCGCATCTTCAAAAATTATAGAGCAAAAGATATCGGTCCTGCCGACTTAGAAGATAAGGACGTCGACTTATGCCTTATCCGTTCTGGTCCTGGTCGCGAACTTCTGCCTTACCAAAAACTTGTCCGCGATTATCTCGTTGCTGAAACTCCTTACCGAGGTCTACTTGTTTATCACGGCCTTGGCTCAGGAAAGACATGCTCCGCTATTGCCGTTGCAGAATCACTCATGTCTACCCACCAAATTTATGTCATGCTTCCCGCCAGCCTCCAAGCAAACTTTAAGGGCGAACTACGCAAGTGCGGTGACCCATTCTACCAGGAAGAACAACATTGGGAAGTTCGCAATATTCGCCAGGCAACTGATATCGAACACGCTAGAAGCCTCGGAATCTCCCAAAAGTTTCTAGATAGCCACATGAAATATTTCGTAACAGTGCCAGAACGCCCCGCCAATTTTAAAGATCAACCAGCAGACATACGCAAGGGTATATCCGAACAAATTACAGATGTTATTGATCAACGCTTCACTTTCATCAACTATAACGGTATCAGCAAATCTAATATCGATACATTATTCCCCCCAGATAAACCCGAACAATTTGATAACTCCGTTGTAATTATTGATGAAGCTCACAATTTTATCGGCAATGTCGTAAATGAAAGCGTAAATAAGCAGAAAATCTATGATCGTCTATACCATGCTAAAAATGCAAAGATAGTTCTGCTTTCTGGAACTCCTATCATCAACTCACCAAACGAAATAGCTTTCCTAATGAACCTTATCAGAGGACCTATTGAACGAGTATCTATCCCAACAACTCAGGTTGTGTCCTGGGATGAAGGTATGCTTACAGCTTTCTTCCGAACAATTCCAGAAATAGATACCATCGAATACAACTCGGTAAAAAGAATCATTATGCTTACCAGAAATCCTCCACAATTTGAATCAGTTTATAATGAAAAGAATGAACGTATTGCTGTAAAACATTCCAAAGAACTTAAATTTGAACCTGACATTCTTAAATGGACGAATTCATGGAGAGAAGCATTTGCTGAGAAGTTTTCAGGGACAGAACTTACAGAATCCGATAAGTGCACAAAAGAAGAACTAGAATGCCTTCCAACTAAATATGAAGATTTCATGACAACATACATCGAAGGCCTAAAGGTAAAAAATGCATTCATGTTCCAAAAACGCATCCAAGGCCTGGTATCATATTTCAAAGGGTCTGATGAACGCCTTCTTCCTAAACGTATTGAAAGCGACAAGGAACTTATCAAGGTTGAAATGTCTGATGCTCAGTTTTTACGCTATCTAGAAGTCAGGTGGGATGAAATTAAGATTGATTCACGCAGAGGTAGAAATCCAGGACTCGATGAAGAAATGGGTTCATACAGAGCTAATTCCAGATTGGTATGTAACTATGCAATTCCTCCCGAATTCAAAGGAGAAGATGAACTCGTAACCAATGAAAAATTTACATCAAAAAAGAAGGAAGAGATTCTGGAAAAAATCAAAGCAAACCCTTCTCGCTTTCTATCTGATGAAGCTCTCAAAATATTTTCACCCAAATTTCTGGAAATCGTAAAAAACCTTCGCAATGCCATGGGAGAAGCTCCTTACAATAACCAATTCGTATACTCAAACTACAAGTCACTTGAAGGGTCTGGCATATTTGGTGCAATCCTGGAACAGAACGGCTTTCAGGAGTATAAAATCATAAAGACTCAAGCAGGATATATCGAAGATCCTGAACTAAAGCCAGATATGCCTGCATTCATGTATTTCACAGGAGATGAAGATGCTCTAGAACGTGATTATTGTCGCCAAATTTTTAATCAACAACCAGAAGCAGACTTCCCAACTTCTTTAAAAGATACACTAAAGGTCAGAGTATGTGTATTCTTAGGCTCCAGCTCAGCAGCTGAAGGTATCACACTCAGGAATGTTCGCAACGTTCACATTACTGAATCTCATTGGAATCCTGCCAGATTAGATCAAGTCATTGGACGAGCAATCCGTATATGCTCTCATGCTTCATTACCCATGGAAGAACGCACAGTTAAAGTAAATATATATCTATCAGTGTTTAACCAAGAACAAGCATCTGGAACTGAAGGTCCTAACATTGTTCTAATTCGTCGTAATGACATGACACTGAAACGGTATGATGTTGAACAACCAGTCGATTCATTCATGACAACCGATGAATACCTGTATGAAAAATCATACGAGAAAGAACGCATCAATAAGAGCATCATAACTCTGCTTAAACAAGCAGCTATAGATTGCGAAATTCATCGTAAGTTACATTCCAAAAATGGTGAAGTTATCCAATGTATGCGTTTTGATACTACAGCAAAACCAGAAGACCTGGCATTTAATCCAAATTTTAAATCAGATGAGCAAGATGTATTCTACATGAGAAACACAGAACGACGCAAAAGACGTCTACAATATATCAGAGTAAAAGGATTTGATATGCTTATGGATCCCGACAGCCTTGAGATTTTTGATGCTCCTGCATTTGAAGACAATAAACGCCTGCTCAAACTTGGTATCAAGACTTCAAATACAGAAATAAAATGGTTCTTGCCCTAATATAAATGCCGCTTTCATTAAGTGCTGGAGATATGACACGTATTAGACGCCTAGAAAGAGTTACAAAAGTTATTCCAAATGGGCCATTTAGTTATTCCAGCACTTTGCCAAACAATAGCATTACAAGAACATTTGTTCTTGCATGTATTGATCCAAGATTTGCTTATGCACTCGAACAATATCTCGACCAAACATATGCCCAGGGAGGTTCATCATATGACCTATTTATCCTTGCCGGTGCTTCCATGGGTGGTAACCTAACTGGTAATACTGCTACACCCCCTCCAGGAAACACAGTTCCAACTTGTGCAATTGTTTCATCAGGAAATAACTGGCGAGTTGCTTTAAAGAATCATATTCAAGTAGCAATTACACTACACAATGTAACTCAGATTGTAATCATCGATCATCTAAATTGTGGAGCTTATGTTGCATGTAATGGAGCAACTGGAGGTGATCAAAACAGACAACTTCACGAAGATCAATTTGATGCTTTAAAAGCATACATTAATGGTGAAAGCTTTTTTGCAAATACTACTGGAACAGCCACACTTGGAAGCGTAATTTTTTCAACAATCACTGGCTATTATTTCGATGGAGTAGCTGCTGATGATTCTACTAACATGAGAAACATAGCAGATGGAAGTCTGCGTACCCCTCCTATAAGTGAACCCA